GCTTTTTTGCGAATGTTTTGTAGTGTTTCTCGTGATAAAAAACTTACTTGAATTTCAAAGCCTGGCATACCTGGGTATTCAACAGTAACTTCCTTGCTAGGAACAAGCATGTTTTTTAGTGATAAATTAGACATCTAGTTAATTTCCTTTGGGTTATAGATAGGGGGCAATATGCCCCCTTTGTTTTTATTTATTAGCAAACTGCTGAATAATAAGTAATTGTTGCTTCGTTGTTTGCACAAATTGAGAATACATCGCTAGCATCGTCATAACCTTGAGCAGTAAAGTTAACTGTTGAGCTAACTACTTGTTCAGTGTTAATAGCAGGAATTGTTAACACAGCTGCTGGTAGCTCTAGAACTACTCTGACCTTGCCGCTTGTGTCTGGATTACCCATGCTGACTTTTAGCTTATATGCTGGTTCTACATCAGTAGTGCTGCTTGCTAACATATCTTCTAACAAGCCTGCGCTATTACTTGAGCCAGTCTTTAAGTAGCAGTTAATACTACCACTAATTGCACGAGTACCAGTAAAGTAAGTAAATGGTTGATTTACTGTACCTAAGTTAGCTGGTGTTAAGTATGTAACATTATTGCTTAGGGTAATGTTACCACCTGTAAGTGCTAAGCTATAGCTCTTGCCACCACCACCAATGCCTTTTTCTAGTGTAACTACGCTTAGTTTATTAGCTAGGAAAGGTGCTGTAGTTACTTTGGCTTTGGCTACATCTGCTGCTGCATCAGCATTAAAATCTATGTCAAGATTACCAGCGGTACCTATAGTAACACTTGAACCAGCTACTGAGGCAGATAGTTTAAATGTATTTGCAGTTGGTGTACTAATAACATAGTATGTGCCGCCAGCAAGATCTGATGTACCAGCAGTTACCTCTACTTCCATACCTACACGTAGTCCGTGAGCTGCATAAGTAAATACAGCTGCAGTAGTTACTGTAACACCTGTTAGTGTTGTAGGAACGGCTACTGTTGGGCCTGTTAAGTAGTTGCCAGTAAATGTTACTACGCCACCACTAGCTTGACTTGCATATAGGTTTACACTACGTAGTCTACTACCACGAGCTGTCCAAGCAATTGTGCTAATTGCGTCTAGTCCAAAATCAATACTTGCTTGATCTAATACGCAGTTATCAATAATATAAGCGGTACTATCTAGTGTAATAATTACACCAAAGTTTACCATTTGGTTTTTACCACTAAAATTAAAGCCTACAACACTTTTTGGCTCTACAGATGGAGTATCATCGCCATAGTAGGCCGTCCAAGCACTTGAATGACCAGCTGTTCCAGCTGCAGGCTTACTAGCACCAACTGCTAATGGTGTACCGATTTGTTCGTTTGTGCCATTATCTTTACCAGCTGCAAATGCGTTCCATAACACATCTTCTTCAGCTGCTACATAGTCGTCTGTATCAAAGCCGCTAGTGCTGGTATTTTCAGTATAGTAGGGGCGCATGTAAGTGCTAAATGTTAGCTCTACTGGCTCTAGTGCTGTGTTAAAACTGCGTTGACCGCGGCTAGGACTATCACCGGCTTCATTAAGTGTTACAGTTTCGCTACTTGTAGCTTGACTAAAACTTAAACCATCTAATACTTGAATTTCTTTAGTATTAGCTGCTGTAAAACCATCTGTTAGTACTGCCCCACTACAACTGTCAACATTAGTTGTAAAGAACATGCGCGCGTTACGAATTAAATTAAAACCGCAAGAAGTACTCATATCTCGTTCCTTTTAAGAATGCTTATTACTAGTACAAGATATTTATCTGTAATTAGTAATTTAGCATAGTTGCTTACATGATCGGATAACGAACTTGTAAGTTGATTTCACCAACTGCATATGGGGCTAATAATCCCTCATCTGTAGTAATTGAAGTTACTAAGATTTCTGTTGTTGCATAACAGCTATTAGTACTGTCATAAGATAGCGATCTATTTGCGTCTATGCAAGTTTCAAGATCACCCAACAATGTTTCTAACTGTTCTTGTGGATTGTCTTCGCTTTTACAATAAACTTTGACACATACATTTAACATGCCCCAAGCAAAATCACTAAGCTGGTAGTCACGAGTTTCTGTGCCTGGTGTTATGTATACACTAGGAAAATCATTTACTTCATCCCAAAATTTTAATTTTGCAAAACACTGGTTTTGCAGGTTAGTTTGATAAGGGCTGGATCCATTAACCTCTAACTTAATCCTCTCAGCCAGCGCTTGAACTATTTGTGTACGTTTTGTCATACTAGTACCGCTCGCAATCGTTGTTGGGTTATTTGTTGGGCCAGTTGTCTGATTGAACTGCTTATTAGCAGTTTAGGGTCTCTACTGCGTGGATTTTGTTGACGTCCACCACTACTAAATGTTGCATATGGGTTACGCATATAAGTGTAAAATACACTTATAGCTCCTTGACGACTTTCACTTACATGATCTACGCGGACACTTTCTGCAAATCTGCCGCTGCGTAAGTTAAGTATATCTCGTCTGTTGCCGCTACCCATGTTTTGTTTTATAGTTTGAACCAGATTAGCGTCTAACAATTTTTGCAGAGTTATTGTATTATCTATTGGTATTATAATATTTTCAATAGGTGGATTTAATTTTTTATCGACTACAAATTGTTTACTATCTGGAATAGATTTAACTGCAGCTAACTTAGATTTTAATTTCTTTAGACTTGCTATAGCTGGTTTATTATTAGGTTTTTTTATTTTTATTCTATGTTGTGCAACTTTTATATCAGGACTAGTTTTAGTTTTTGGTTTCTTTCTACCAGGAAAAGGAGACAGTATTCCTTCAACTATTATATCTAATCCGCTAGAACTGCCAGGTGTAGTTAATAATTCTAAACCTAATTTATTTCCACCCTTTTTAAGTATATTTTCTATAGTACTAATGCTTGCATCTACACCAAATATGCTTCGTAATTCATTAATTAGATCTTTACTAGCTCTACCACTATCTATATTAGTTTTCTTTGCTTGAAACTCTACTAAGTAATAATTAGGATTTTGTACATACTTAGCATAAAATTCTTGGTTGATAGCATCTGGTAAATTTGCAGTTTGTAAATCGTCTTGTTCTAATCTAGTAATATATTGATCTAATATTTTTATCATATCAGCTCTTAGATCTCCAAGTTCTGATTCTGCTTCATTAACTTGATTTCTAAATCTTTTAACTAAATTAGTAGCTACTGATACTACATGGCCTTTATTGAAGAAACTGCCTAATCCACCTTCTAGTCTAGCTCGTTTCTCCGCCCTATCTAACTCATCTTGTTCTTGTTTAGCTAATTTTTTTAATTGTTCTTGCTCCTGCTTAGGAGATAATTTAGCCAAAGATTTTTTTAATTTAGCATATTTTTGCTTAATATCCTCTTCTTCAGCTTGATAATATTGTTCTTCTGCCAAAGATAAATTAGCTTCTACTTCTTCATACTGATATAATATATCTTTTATTTTTTCACTAATCGTTTCAAAGCCAATATTTCCGTAAAATACAGCTCTTTGATTTGTTCCAGGAATTAATACTTCAGTAGCTAATGGCGACTTGTTATCTTTTGGATTACGCTGCAATAAAGCGTCTAAATGGGCATTTGCTTCTTGATCACTAATTTCGATACCACCTATAGTGTGTATCATATCTTTTAAAGTTTTTGCTGTTAGATAAAAACTTGTTTTTGCTGCTGTTTGTTCCTTAGCACGAAAAGTACTAGTTCTATTATGTATAATAGTTTTTTGATTTAAATCTTTTTCTAAACTATTTAACCAGTTATTAAAAATATTAGCTTTAATAGCTCTGCTAAAATTTTGTATAGCCATTATGTATAATCCGCCACATACTGATCAAGTACGCGTTTAATATGTGCTGGAAAGTTACTTGTGGCAACATATTGTATTTGTGTTACATTAGGGGTAACATCTCTGTTAACATGTACAGCAGTGTTATTTTTCATATAGTACTCTACAAGATCGAGCACTGCTAATTTTAGGTCTTGTGGTAGCTCTTCATAGCCACCAAAATACTCAATTTTATATCCATTCAGATATGGTAAAAACATCTTGGCAGTATTGATTGCATAAATACAACCGTCATTACCTAGTACCCAATCTGTTCCGCTTGTTAAGGCAGTATAATTTACCCCATAATCAGTGCTTACACTAAAACTAATGATATTTAAAACTGGAGTTTCATGTAATATTATTTTATCTACTCCGCCGTCGCTGTATTGAGTGTAGATGCTAGAACTAGCATATTCGGTTATTCCTCTGCGACAGTAGGTTTGTACTAATTTGCTTACTAATGGTATTAATAAATCTATTTCAGCATCTCTATTACTGCTAGTAATTCCTAAGTAAGCTTTACATTCTGCTTTTGTAATTAAGTTAACAGCCATAGTATGCTTCTCCAAATGTCTCTAAAGACCACCATAGTAGGCTTTAGAGACAGGACTCTTGCGAATCCTGCCTAAACTTAAAAATTAATCTATATAGCGAACTGCAATAACACCTTCGCCATCAATTCTTGATAGCTGTGTCATACCAATACGCATACTTGCAACTAGTACACTGCGCTGATTGATAACTTCGTCATCACTATCCACACGCATACCACGATGAGTACCAGCTAGGAAGTTCATTGGATTAACAATGATAGCTGCTACTTCTCCAGCATTAGCTGCTTCAAAACTTGCACTAACGATAACTGGTGTATTACCAACACTACCAACTTGACCAGTTAATAGGGTAGCGGCTGGACCAGCTTTATCTACTGTTAAGAATTTTTCATCTTCTAGTAGTTCGTAGTAAGCTTGTGTACTTACAAACATAACTAATTCACTAGGAATTAAGCCGAATGCTCCTAGATTCTTACGAGCTTCCATAGCTTTGGCAACACTGAATTTAGCTGCATCACTAATATCTAGTGTAACTGCTGCACTGGCTGGGTTTACACCTGCACTAGCTGCAACACCACCTACTGGGTGATAGCTTGCTAGACCCTTAACAAGAGCTGCAATTTGACCAGTACCTGCTGTACCACTACCTGTTCCATCACCTAGTAGCATAGCTTTGTCTAGTGTTTTAGCCATACGACGTGCCATTGCGTCACGTACTAGTGGAAGAATAGGAATTAGGCTATCTTCATCTTCTTCAAAAGAAATAAACTCTTTAGTTGCTAATTTATAGGCACTTAATGAGATTTCTCTGATTTGATGATTTTGTGCTGCACCACTGCTGTTACTGCCACCAAACTGACCACCAGAAACCCAACTAGCGTTTGCACCTGTATCTGGATTGACAGGAATCTTCATAACTGGTTGATTCATAGCAATGCTACGAATTACTGGAGTTACTACTAATTGACGGCGCATTTCAGCTTGAATAGTAGTACTAACTTCTTCTTCCCAACGTTCATGTGGTAAGCGAGCAGCACCACCAAAACTAGCGGCTTTTTCTAGTAGTTGTTTACCAAACTTGGTATCAGCAATTGACTTGCGTGTAATTTTGCTTAGTAGAACAGCTTTTTCTTTGTCTGCATAAGCAACGTCACCGTCCTTAGGCTCGCTAAATTGCATGCGGCTCTTGTGTAGTGCTTCGATTTCGCCACTCTTACTTTGTAGCTGCTCTAGCTCTTTGGCCTTGTCTTTGATAGCTGCTTGTAGGCTTTCAATGGCACTCTTGTGCTCATTAGCTTGTTCTTCTAGGCGTTTTTCAACGTCTGCTAACAAGCGCTCTGCACCGGTATCAACAGTTTGTACAACTGGAGCGGCTGGCTGAACAGCCTTAATAGCGGCGTTAATCTTAGCTTGTAAGAGCTCATCTTCCTGCTCTTTGCGTTTTGCATCTTCGGCAGCTTTTACTTGAGCTTCTAAAATAGCTTTAGCAGTTTGATCGGCAGCTTTAGCGGCAGCTTCTGCTAATAATTTTTCTAAATCTTTTGGATCCATGTCCCATTCCTCGTTTGTTGTGCTTTTTGCTAATCCTGGGGTATCGAGCTTTTTAGCTGATTCCGTTGATGCAAATTGCTGTTTAAATAACTCAAATTCTTCGGCAGTATCAAATGCCTTAGCTAAACTAAATAGCGTGTTTTGGTTTGCGGGTACTGAAACTACACTAATTTCGTGCAGCTCAAGCTCTTTAATTAAAAATGACTCTGTAACGCTATCATAGTCGGCATCTTTAACTCTAAAGCCTACACTAAATGCGCTTAGAATTCCCTTTTTAACCAGTTTGTATACATCACCTACTTCAGCAGGAATTTGTGCTCTAACCCACAATCCCTGATCAGTAACTTTATGCTCAACCATTTTGCCAATAGGCATTTGGTGATTGTGATAGGCTAGTATAATTGGATTTTTTAAGTAATTGTAAAGCCCACCGCTCCACGCGTTCATAGGAATTACATCACCATGTCTATCACGGTCTACTGTGCTAGCATATCCTTCAATATAAATGCTATCATCAGATTCTGTACTAGCTGTAAACTTACTGCTTAAATAGAGTAATTTATCTAGCTTCTCTTTCATATTACTCCCTCTGCTGTACTAGGCCTACCACCCTGGGATGGATCAGCTGCTGAACCTGCTATATTAGCAGGTATTCTTATAGTATCTCCACCTGTTGCTAGTTTGGGATACCTTAATTCTTGTCTGGCTTCATTTGGTGTTATAATGCCACCATTTACCAACGTGCTGTGATATTTTGCTAATTCGCCTACATCAGGCTGTAGAGCACTAACGCTTGAAGTTATCGCTTCCACGTCGTATCCAAAATATCGCTCAAGTGCGGAAACGTATAAGCGGTTAATAGGCAACACTGTTTCCAAGTAAAATAAGCGTAAATTAGGGGCAATGTTAGCATTGTTACCTCCCTGTAGCAAGAGCGGTGGTACTCCAACGGTGCTTATAATACGCTCATTGTGTGTTTTTATGGCTTGATCAAAATCAAGATCTTTAAAATTCTGCTCTGACAATCTCTGCGGTTTTAGTCCCGAATCTAAAATAATTGGACGCTTACCACCTGACTTACTATTATATCGCTGCTGCCAGTACTGCAGTGTTTTTTCCTTGGCAGCTTGTGATAGGGTATTTTCACTAGTAAGTACTAATCCAAATATTGTGCCATTTTCAAAAAACTTTTGTTGAAACTCTTGCATAGAATATAAGATATTTATATTCTCCAAACAGCTTTCCAGTCTACTAGCTCCGCGGTATATGCTAGTGGAACTAACATCTTTAAAGTAAAATACTTCGCGTTCTTCAAATAACACGCTGCCATTATATCTATAGCCACGAATAAATGTTTTGCTATCAGTTAAGATTTCAACATTTTCTGCTGGTAGGTGATACATAAAAGTACCATCAAAATGTATAAACGCATTACCGTCTAGTAATATATCTTTAAACAGTTCACGTCTAAAATCTTGTGCGCTTTGAAATGGATTAGGTCTAAAATTCAGTAAGTTATTCAGTGTTTTTTGACGGATGCCAACTACAACACCGTCATTAATTTTATCTTTTACATCATAGTCCAGTGAACTAGCAGCATTTACAACCATACTAACTGCCCTGTTAACACTGTCTAAAGTGCGGAACGCATTTCTAAAGCTAACTATGCGTGCTTCGCTGCCGATGTTACTACCTTCATCGGTTTGTATTAATTGTTGGGCTGGATTTAATTTTTCACGAATCCAACCACGAAATTTATCTAGTCTTGTTGCCACCGCTGCCCCCTGTAAATTCGCTAAACAGGCTAGGGACTGAGCTGTTCCTATAAACGCTTTCACCAGTTAGGTATTTTTGGCGCTGTACTTCAATCCAATTTTGTTGTTTAGCAACCGAACTAGGTAAGGGACTCTTACCATAAATACCATGAAGTTGTACATGATGACGATTACACAGGGTGTAAACTAAATCATATATTTCTCTATGGTGGCTACTAATAAACTCATCACGAACTGCAAGTATGCCACTATCAGTACTAATATCATAACCACAACTTTTTGACCACACCTCTAAGAGATGGGTTATACTGTGTAAGTGGTGTAATTCTAACTCTTGAGTACTGTTACAAATATAACACTGTGATTGCTTTTCATAAGCACTTTTTGCTTTATCTCTAATCCACTTAACTGGTATGCGTTTGTTTGTATTGATTGCCACGTTCTAAAGGACCTATATATTCAAATGAACCAACATGTCTAAGCACTATTGATAAGTCTACACTAATTGGTATATTATTTTTGGTACATAGTTGACAGAACCACCAATCTTCGCTTAATAATAATTTAGTGCTTTTATCTATATCAACTTTAAAATATTCTGTAATTAACTCTTGGCTATCTTTAGGACTTGGGTAGTATTTATCTAGTTGTGGTTCTAATTGTTCTAATACTTCGCGTTTTATTAGCAAAAATCCAGTGCCAACATGTTCAATAGTATCTTGTTTATTAATATTTACTACTAAAGTTTTAGTTAAATCTTTTTTAGGATATAAGCCAGCTATAACAGGTTTATCAGCATTTATTAGTTTTAGTATGCTGCTATCGTCTGGAAAATCTATGTCGCTGTCAATAAACATTAAATGCGTAAGTTGTTTATAACGCATAAACTCATGCACTAATGTATTTCTAGCACGTTGTATTAAACTTTCATTGATTAGAAACTGCCAACTATACTTAATATCATGTTGTGTTAGTGTAATCAAATTTTTTAACAAGCTGTCCACGTACTGCATAGTACAAAAACCACCGTACATTGGTGTAGCTATAAATAGGTGCTTCAAAAAATAAATCCTCTACAATTTTGTTTATTATACCATTACAACAAACAAAAGTCAAACCAAAATTTATAGTACCTAAACAACAAAGCTGTATAGTGCATAACGGAGTGCATCAGCCATGTGACTATAACGATCGTGCTTGGGGCGCTCACGTGTTAGTGTTTCACGATCGTCCCAGCGATACTGATCTAGCATTTCTAGCACATGGGTACAATTACGTAACACACGCAGTCTACCTTGTTGAATAATAGTTTGTAAGTAAGCAATACCAGCCAAAACATCTTTTTT